TGATAATCTTCCAAGGACCGTGGTAATAGATGGAAAGTCACCGGCAGGAGTGTGATAAGTCCTGCCGGTGGTGGTTGTAGTGTCTTTTATTTCTTCAAATTTTACAAAATCGTGTTTGAACATTATTCTTTCATTTTTGCTAAAATATATTCTTTTACCAGCCCTGAGCGAACAATATCATTGGCATTGAAGTCGATTCGCGCGAAACTGTTCATTCTGTCTAGAATTTCTTGAAACTTAGCAAGCCCTGAGAATTCGCCTCGTTTGAATTGTAAATCGTTTTGCCCGAAGTCTCCTGCGAAAATGATTCTAGAATTTTCGCCGACTCTGGTCATGATTGTATGAAGTTCTCCATCATTCATATTTTGGCACTCGTCCACAATAATGATAGTATCATTCATGGTGATACTTCGGAGATAGGAGGTAGTTTCGAAGTGTATAGTGCCTTTCTTTTGAAGGATATCGTATGCATCACCGCGCCCATAGAGTTGATTACAGATATCGATATATGGCGCTTCGTATACTTTTGCTTTTTCTTTAGCTGAGCCGGGTAGAAATCCTACATCACGGCTAGGAACAATTGATCTTACAACAGTGACACTTTTAGGAGAATTGAAATTATTTTTTTCAATTTCGTTTAGAGCAAGATAAAGAGATATAAAACTTTTTCCAGTACCAGGATATCCTAGTAATGAAAGATTGTATTCATCGTCATAATAATTAAATGCTTTACGTTGATTTTCTGTTTTAGGTGTAATATATTTAAGTTCTAAATTACCTTGGCGTCTTAGTTCTCTTCTTTCTTTTTTGTTTAGTTTATTGAAAGGTGTAACGTTATCGTAAGATTCCATTGCTGACATAAAAGATTTTTCCTCTTTAGTTTATGCCCTACAATAGTCTCCTAGCTACTTGATTTATCACGTTTTGCTCTCCATTTTTCTAGAGCGTTTCTGGTTTTTGCCTCCTTTACTCCTAGTTTTGATCCCATAGAAGCAGCTAAAGGACTATTTGGGTGCGCAGCCGCAATCCGTTGGAGATTATCTTGAAAGCCTCCATCGGTTTTGACGCCACCCACGCCACTTACAATATTAAGTGACGATAGAACTTGTTGAATGTTTGGATTTTCAAGAAGAAATTGCTCGCGCTCTGAGTTAGACATCCAGTCTGAAAACTCTTCGCCTGTCTCTTTATCCATAAAAGTGTAGTTAGGCATTCTTTCTCCTCTTAGTCTTATTTAGATTTTAGTTTTTTTGCGGTCGCTATACAAAGGTTATAAAAAAACACTGGCCAGAATACAGAAGAAACTAAAATTCCAACAACCCCTTCTAAAAAGTTATACTTTTCTTTATAAAAGACTAGAGAGACGGCACAAAGAATACCACAACTAGTTCCAATTACAATATACCAAAATAAAATATTATCCAAAAGTAGCATGAAGTGCCTCGTGTAATTTGTCAATTTCAATTGCGATTACATCTTTTTCAGTGGCAAACTCCCACATTGTTATATTACCCTCAATATTGGGAATTGTAAAGATGAAATCTATTTCTTTGTTCTGATCAATAAACCAATTCAGAAATCTCATACGATTTGCATTATCGGCAAAAGTTGCTTTAGTGTTTCCTTCATAGTTTTTAGTACCTTCAAAAATATTTGAAGTTCCTACTTCTTCAGAGGCGACGATGAAATCGAAACCAATCATAATCAACTGAGTATTACCATGTCGAATAGCTTCAAGCATCGCATTCATGCCAGCATTTGATCTAGGCACATTTCCTTTTGGATGTAAAGCTACTGGTTCAAACTTTTCATAAAAATCAGGCTCAATAAACCGTTCTAAAGGAAACGACAGTTGAGAACGAATTTCATCAATCATACCTTCATCGATGGCAATTAGATAGTCTGGATCAAATTCTCTATAAAGAGCATTACAACCATATATTTTGCCATATGGTCTTAGGATATTCAAATCAAAGTCTTTGCGACTTTTTCCGTTGCCTATGATAAATGCTGTAGGTTTATCTTTATCTAAAAAATTCATGATGCCCTTTTCTTTTCAATATCCTCTAAATCGGTTAGAGGATCACGATAAAATTTTTCTATCATTCTTCGATTTTCTTGAATTCTTGCAATTTTTCGTTGCTTTTTAGAACCGTGCTGATAATCATAATCATCTTCATCGTGTCGGCGAAAAGTCTTACCCATTTTACCAGTTCTCCGTTTCCTTTGGGAATGCTTTCATGATTAGATTTTTGGTGACACTCTTGTAAGGGCTCTTCTTGTCTTTCATATGAATAAGAAAGACTGCATCATCTGGATCAACCGATTCAAGAAGCTCAATAAATTGCTCTTCTCGCTTTCGCTTACTCATAGTAGGATATTCTCCACGCATGAAAATCTTCATTCGACGGAGACTACTATAAAGAACGTTTTGTAAATCCATTTCCTTTTTTGCAGGAGTATAAAGAAGCTTACCGTTTGTATCTTCTACAGGGCCTGCGGGCAGATCAAATTGAATGCTATCTTTAAACATATACTTTAGAAATGCGAGAATGTGTGGATACTTCTTTTGCTTTTCTTGAAGATATGCAATCTTATCTTTCTGTGCATTCTTTTTTGAACATGCAATAAGAATGTCTCCTAAACCTTCATTCATTTTTTACTCCTTAGAAATCGTTTAGATTTGTCATAAGTTTTGACAATTTATTTTTGATGAAATATGGCAGCATTTTAGATTTTTCTGGAACTACATAATTATTGAAAGTTTCCAAAATATCGGCTGTCATATGTTCTGGAACATTATCCAGATTGATAGTCATATTGTTTCTTATATAGTTTCGATGGATCGTTTCATCTTCTGGCATTTTTCCACGCATAGCATCCTCAAAGAACTTCTGAAATTTGCCAGAAGTCATTCGAGATTGTCTAGAACCAGGAACAACAAAAACATCATCATTTGAAAGAATATTAGGAACACCATCAGAGGTGTCGCCACGAATAATGTGTTCGATAAGAAATGCGCCTGGCATATCGCACTTGGTCATTTTCTTATTTTGATGATCCCACTGTTCTACATTAGGATACTTTTGAAGTTGCTGGAAATCTTTATCGCCAGATACAATGAGAATTTTATCATCACCCGAAAATGTTTTTACAAGAGTGGCAATGATATCATCCGCTTCAGCACGCGGAGAAGTGATTACTTTATATGGAAAGTTTTCTGCAATCTCTTCTCGGATTGTATGCAAGATATTGAACATTGCATTCCAATCTAGTGAAGATACTTCCCGACTTTTCTTTCGATTTGCTTTATAGTATGGATATACTTCTTTTCGCCATGAATTACCACTATCGATGGCAAGAACCATTTCACCATAATCATTACGAAACTTTGAATTGATATTGCGAATACTATTGAGAATAATATATCGCACATTATCAATGTCATAATGATATTTAGGATTTACCAAAATACTCGCGAGAGCAATCTGGCTAAAATCAACAATGATCATATTACTTTCCCTGATAAGCTAGAAGTGCTCCCGCTTCAGTATTGTAAACTCCAACAATCTGCCAGAATTCGCTAAAAGAATCGTCTTTATGGACTTCAAAGTTATACTGCCAAAGTAGCCACTTTTCGTCATATTCGCGCTTCGCAATCTGAAGATTATCAGCTTTGGTACGCTTATTGAGAACCTGTGAAAGCATATATCCAGCAGGACCTTTTAGATTAGACATAATTTACTCCTCGTTTTCATCTTCAAATAGTTTATCAATATCGCTCAAGGCTGTCAACCCCGTTTCGTACTTTTTTCGAAATTCTTGTACATCCTCATACATCGGATGATGGATGTTAGCGGATCGATAAAGTACCGCCTTCAAAATTTCATTACTAATCACTACATTTTTTATAAACTCCTTCGAATCAACCGGAAAACCAAATTCTGAATAATCTCGCATCGTTTGAGAAAATCTAGAATTTACCATATCATTGATTAGCTTTATACGATATTCCGCTATAGCCGATCTAGCCTCTTCCTCGGTTTGAGGTAATGAACGCTTTTTCTTTTTAGGGAATTTTATAATTTCTCCTGTCATACGACCCTTACAATGATTGTATCTTTATTGATTCGCCCTGTACCTTCGGACGCTTTAGTTTTGAACGTATCCATCAACTTCCTCAAAGCTACCTTTCCAGACTTCTGAATCTCTTGTAGTGCCTCTTCTGGCTTTCTTACACGCTTGACCACACTAGTCTGAATATTGAAATTCTGTAGTGTCGTTCCCTTCACTGTAAGACCACCATCAAGTGCATTATAAACAGACAAGGCTCGATATTTGGTATTGAAAAGCCAAACCTGGTTTGCTCCAATCAACTTCTCAGGATTTACAGAAACAATTTTATATTCATTAGACTCGGGCAAATATTTGACCGACTTTGTTAGCTGATCACTTGTTTTTACCTTAGCTTTTCGAGGCTTGCGAGTTACTTTCTTGTTATTTATAACTCGTTCCATGTCTGCAATCAAAGTTTCAAAGAAATCAACAAGCCGTTTCAATGCAGCCTTAGAAAGATAACGGTAAGCTTCATTCAATTGTGCATCTTTACCTGCAAGTGCTTCTACAACTTCATCGCGTTGTGGGCGATAATATTCTAGCATATAGTTTACATGGACAGGCTTCGCATCCACCGTTTGAAGAAATTTATAAGGATTGAAAGTAGTCTTTACAGTTGTGCCTAGAGCATCAATCTCATCTTCGATATCCGCAATCCAAGAAGATACCTGTTCCCGAATCCTATCCTGAACGGTAGGCTTATTGACACTCACAACCTTCCTCGGCTGGACCTTTGAAAGCCTAGAGCGATTTAGTAGATCAACGAGAGAATTCTTGAAGTTCTCTAGAGAAGATTCTGGCAAAATGCCGTTCTTCGCCATTCGCGCTTGCCAGCAAATGGTGGTTGTGAAATCCGAATCTTTTAGTGAATTGAGTCTAGAAGCTTCGTATTTCGCACCAGGAGTTCCAGAAGTTTTTACATAATCTGTAACGAACTTTCGCCCTTGCTTTACAGTGTATTCGTAGTTATACCACTGATATGCGCGAAGAAGGTCCGAAACCGTTTCAATCTTTGACGGTTCCGGACCCATATCATATTTTACAGCCGTGCGATTCTTTTTTCGTGCCATGTCTTTCGCCTTTCATAGAAAACTTTTTTGTCAAGCGATTTTTGCAAGAGCCTTCAAAGTATTTTTATTTCCACCGCTACGATTCATGGTGAAAAGGCCCGAAGAGAGTGCAGACAGCGCACCTACGCCACCACAATCGGTTCCCCAATCACTACCAGGACGAGAGCGTTTTAGCAGGCTAAGAATGCTATAGTATTCCATGTCCGCACGAACAAGATCGTCTTTGTTGTCACGTCGAATGGTCTTGTAAATGGTGAGAATAGAGCCACGGACGGCAAAAGTCCAACCTAGTTCCTTACAACGAGCAGCAATCTTAGTGGCTTCTTCGACGGATTTTGTCATGATAATTCCCTTTCGCCTTTTCACAACTCACTATAGACACATTAGCATATAGGAGTTTTTTGTCAAGCGATTTTTGCAGAACCTATATTGTATTTTGGGACCAGCTCCCATTCATTCTTTTCCTTGAATGGAATAATTTTGATTTGATTCATATTTGATATAGGAGTTTCTGTCTGAGAGCTATCTACAATCGTTAGGAGGTCCCACTGTTCTAATAGATTTGCGATTGTATTGCGTCTGGCGATATCTTGTTCATTCTCATAAAAATCTGAAGGTTTACCATCGAGAGCAAAAAGTTCTTTGAAGTGAACAATTGCATATTGCCCCTTCTTATGAAGAATATGACAAGACTGATAAAGTTTCTTATCTTTCTTTGAAGCTACACCAATTCGGGTTAGTGTTTCACGAATCTTCAGAAAATCGTCTGGATTCTTTAGATGTACCCAAACCATTTTTTTCATAATTTCATTTTCATCAATCATTTTTGAATATCCTTTTTCTTTTTATTGAGACCGCCTTTGACCATTCGAGTCTCGATTTCTACAATATCTTCATCTGAAAAAAGATCGACCACTTCTCTAGCTTTCTCCATAGTATAGTCATAATATTCGGAGATAAGTTGAAGTTTATAATCTTCCTTTGGCTTATGCCATTTGGAAAACCTCTTTCTTTTCCTGATAATATTTAGATAAAAATCATTTTGCATAATTGCTGGAAGCCAATGAAGTCTATTCATTTCATTAGCAAACATGATGGTATCTGCGAATAAAGAAAGTCCTTTATTGATAATATAAGCATTATATTCTTTTTCTGCTAATTCAGGATTATCAGAATCTCGAATAAGGTCTTTCTTATCCTCATTTATCTCTTTTAGATAATCGAATGGTGTCATTTGAAACTTACACTTCCCATGATTTCGACAAGACAAGCCACATTGTTGATTTCAGAATTAGCGACAAAAGCAGCTTTATACTGATATTCGCCAAGAACGACAACGACCTGTGCAACATCACTTGGGCTCAACTTTGCTACCGAATGATCATATAGTTTACGATATAGAGTTTCCGTGTCAATATCACTATTCTCAGCGACCCACTTTCTAACTTCAGTGAAATTCTTTTCAGAAAGATATTTTACCAAAGACTTGAAGGAATCGTCAGTAAGGTCAGAAAGGATTCCAACATCAATAGTGCCAGATACACTATATCGTTGAAGTTCATTGATAGTCTTTCTCCAATCAGGATGATACTTTTTGATAAGTTCTAGAAGAACTTGCTTATCATACTGAATACCCTCATTCTTTAGAATTTCTGTGGATCGCTTGAAGAATTCTTTAGCAATCGTAGGAAGTTCTTTCTTGCTAATTCGAAAATCGATATTAGCAGTTCTCGATTGAAGTGCCGGAATAATTCGATTCTTCAGGTTTCCTGTAAGAATAAATCCACAAGTGGATGAATATTCTTCCATGAAATTTCTAAGGGCTGGCTGGGTGGAGTTAGGATTTAGATAATCAGCTTCATCAAGAAGAACATACTTTTGACCTCCTGTCATAGACATTGCACTGGCAAATCTTTGAATTTCTGTACGGAGAGTATCAATATTACCATACATGGATGCATTGATCATAAGATAATCAACGTCTAACTCTTCAAGCATTGCGCGTGCTACAGTGGTCTTTCCCATACCAGGACCTCCTGTCAGGAGTAGATTGGGGATGTGCCCCGAATCTACATAACCCTGAAAGGAATCCTTTAGTCTTTGAGGAAGAATACAATCACTGATTCTTTGTGGGCGATATTTTTCACACCACAACTTTTCATTATCTACTGTAATCATTTTCTCACTTACTAGCTTCGGTTGCAATAAAGTAATTTACACTACTCTCTTCGGATACAAAAGAACCATAGCGATCACCGATTGTGACCTCAAAGTTTAACATCATCAAACGCATATTGTCAACACTAAAGACGCTTTCAATTTCTGGTCCGTCATACTCTTCACTTACAATCTCATTATAGACATTGCCAAGTGTATTCTTCACATCCGAAGCTTGTAATGAAATCTTACCATCACCAGCCTTGACCACCACATTAGGTAGAGAAAGTGTCCTTGCAGCATTCATTACCTTCTTCAATGCCTCCCTTCGAAGAGGAAAACTTACATTACTATCAGGAATAGGAAGGTCCTTCGCCGGAGGTGTAACAATCAACTCCTTAGCGGCATATTGATACTGAAGACTTGAAGAAGCACTGGAGATAGTCAGTGAACAATCTCCTAGACTTACCTCGGGATTTTCAATAAGAGATAGCGCGCCTAGGAATTCTTTTAGGTCATAAATTCCAAAACCATTATCAAATTCTTCTTCGACTGTAGCTGAAGCTAGAATGGTCTTAGACGGGCTGACGGTTCTAAGAATATTTCCGTGCTCAATGTAAAGAGACATATTGATATCGGAATAGTTCTTTAGAATTTCGACCGTACGGTTACTTAGTTTCATAGTATTTCAATCTCCTCAAAGGTTTATAATAATGTTAGATTATATAATGAGATAACAGCTTTGTCAACTGTTATCTTACTTTGATTTTTGATGGGTCTGCGGTTGGATTAGCTCCTACTTGTGCAAGATGTGCAAGTGAACCAGAGAAATTGTATGCGCCGAGATGACTCATTCGCATCCATGGGCATAGCCAAATCTTGAAGCCAATTTTTCTCGCATATTGAGAAAACATATAGTCTTCTGAAAGGTATCGGCGAGTCCCAGGATCAATTACGGTATCGAAGAATGCTGTAATTTCTCTTGAACCATCAAAATTTTTACTTCTCACATGATCAGGTCTAAATTGCAGTTCTGGATATTCTTTAATGAACTTTTCTAAAACACGGCGTTGGATCATCATGAAACCCGTGCCGCCTTCAAGAATTTCTGCTGGTTTGTCGATCCTGACTCCTTCTGAACTATTTGAAGTTTCTGGAGCGAAGTTGAAAACGAAGTCACCCACAAAGTTTTCAAGCACATTAGGATCCTGGTCGGCAAACCCTTTATCTACAGCATCTTTGACCTTTTCCCATGCGATAGTCTTTTTAGGATATGGTCCACAAAGAATATCTTTATCTGAGTTTGGATCGGCAAGAGCTGCTAGTGCCAATACATCATTTGGATCAAATCCAATATCGGCATCAATAAACATTAAGTGTGTACATCCAGACCTAAGAAATTCGTCGGCTAGATAGTTTCTTGCACGAGTAATCAACGATTCATTGAAAAGATAGTAGAAGCTAACTTCCACTCCATATTTGCTTGCAAGCATACCTAGATCGATACTAGACTTTGCATATTGCCCCGTACACATCGCGCCATACATTGGAGTAGCGACAAAGATTTTTCTTTTTCTTAGTTCTTCAACAGTAATTTCTGTATCCATTATTTCTCCTCATTAAATAAAGGTCTGCGTCTCCTAATCAACTCTTTCTCATATTTTTCTAAATTCAAAAGACTTGAATGATCTTCCGTAAAAATCATATGCATGTTGGAAAGGTTGTCTTTTTTATAGTGTAATCTATGTTTATGGCCTCCAGGATGACTTTCTCGCTTACCACTGAGAAACCTTACTTCTTTTATATATCTTGAAATTCTAGTGCCGATAGATCGTGTAGTACATCCAATATACACAATTCTACCTTCTTTGTAGAAAGCATAAATTCCAGGAACACCATGAAAAGATACTGTCTTTCCCGTTCTTTCAGAAATAGTCTTGAATCCACCTTTCGTATTCCAATTCACATCAATGTAAAAATTGCCATTATTTTCCCATTGTTCTTCAATCTCGTCGGCTACTTCAACGATACTTTTCTGGCGAAAAGGGATCATTTTGTCACTTATAATATAATCTTCCTCGAATGGTAAAATATTCATATCAATCTCCATAATTACCAATAAAACTTACACCATAGTTATCTATCCCTTCTGGAATGTCAATATTGTCTTTCAAGATTGGTTGATTGTCTTTGAATGGTAAATAATCAACATAATGGTGCCATCTGCCATATTTCCAGACATTTCTAGAAACATCTTCATGTCCCATAGTTATTAGCATATCGGACTTGTTACTGGTGCCATGAAGGACTTCATCTTCTTGATCTTCGACTGCATAGAATTCGTCGGTATTGCCACCCTTTGTGGTTTGAGTAGCAGCTTTTCCCTGTAGAAAAAAGTTGAATTGGCAGGTGCATAATCCATCTTTGAGGACTCTCAAGGAAAGATCAGTATCTTCATTGTATCTTCCTCGCCACTTATATTGTTCCATACTAGTATCGATTAGAAGTGCCGAATAGATACGAGTATTCATTACATATGGAGGATACTCACTGTTTGGAGCAATGAAAAATCGGTATTGTAATCCAGAGACAGGAATGTTTTTATATCTATCTATAAAATCTTCGCAGGCGCGAAAGAAACTCCCAGTCTCTACACGAATTCTTTGATTTTCATGGAGACGATAGAAATCATGAATGTTATCATCAAAAACCCAGTATCTGGTATGACCGTTATTTTTGGCATGATCCCATGCGAAGTTTCTAGCAGCACCAGGTCCTACTCTTGGATTAGTATAGCCTTCATTATCACATGTATCATACTCTTCTTTATACCGATTGTCAAGAGTAATTACAGTACAATATCGAGGATCTGCGGTTTCTTTATATTTTTCAACTTCATGTTCTTCAACCACCATGAAGAAAGGGACTCGCATTCTTTCTAGAGAATTTGCCGTTGCTCGAATATTTCTTTCATATCGACCTTTAGACACGATGTAAAGAGGATATTTTGGCATCTTCTCATTCTCGAAATCTGTAATAACCCATCGCTTCTTATAGTTCGCGTCAACATCTAGTTTAGGATGCCAAATCGATTTAGTCTTCTCATTGATATGTTTCTGACCAACAGTATCACGAAATAGCGCTAAGTCTTTAGAATCTCGCAAACGAATTTTCAATTGAAAGAAAGGTGAATTATTCTCTTGAACGAATTCTGGCATACCTTGCCAAAATTTTTGCCACTTTTTCTTCCGAGGTTTCTTTTCAGTCTTCGAAAAGATAGTTGAAGATGCTTCACCAGAAACTAGATTTTTGACAGGAAAGTCAATAATCTTAGTCTTCGGAGTGATTGAAACACCAATAATTTTAGCAAAATCATTGATATCACTTTCATTTCTGAAGGAAACATAGATATCTTGCGAGACCTTTTTCTTTAGGTCTTGTTCGTGTTTCTGTGCCCTAACGATTTTTGCTTGATCTTCTTTAGAATGTTCTAAGCCTGGTAGCATATTATATTAATCCCAATAGTTAGAATAGTCTATTTTATCCCAATACTTTTCATTATTTCTATTTAAGAAATTTTTTATAAGATATTTTGCCATGCCAAAATAACCCATTTTTCGAAATCGACGGCTATCTTGACCGAAATGATATTTCAAGAGTTTGAATTTTTTAGGATCAAACTGTTTTGAAAGAAAAAAATCTTCACTTGTTTGATATTTACACGGGAAACCACCGAGTTTATCAAATTTGTCTTTTCGAACTAACATAAATGCACCAACTGCGAATGGCACAAAATGTTGCATGATCCAATTACAAAAATTGAAAATCGTAAATCCTATCTTTGTACGAATATCATTATCATAACATTTTATGTATAGTCCTAGCAAGTCTAAATTATGGTTCTCAAAATATTTTATCGATTCAATAATTTCTTTATTATTGAAAAATCTCACATCAGCATCAATGAATAAAATATATGGGGTGGTAACTAATTTAGCTCCATTATTTTTAGCTTGGCTTACAGGACCACCGGATATAACTTCAATGTTTAGATTGTGTTGAAGTCGTTTCTGTTCTATTATAGACCTTGTTTTGTCCGAACTAGAATCCGCAATAATTATTCTAGTATCTTCAACTTGTTTAGATAAATCATCGAGAAGATAACCAATATATTTTTCTTCGTTTTTACTGGGAATTACAATCGTTATTAGTTTCTTCATTTTCTATTCCTTCATAAAATAATATTTCCCATCTGCCGTCTACATGTTCAACTAAAGCAGAACAAGATTCTACCCAATCTCCATCATTCATATATTCTATACCATCAAGCTCTTTTATCACCGCCGTATGAATATGACCACATATAACCCCATCATATCCTTTTCTATGACAATAAATAGAAACTTTTTTCTCAAAAGAATTTATATAGTTTAAAGCAGATTTTGTTTTACTCTTCAGAAATTTAGAGACACTCCAGTATTGTAATCCTAAAATTCCTCTAATTTTATTAAAGTGCGTGTTCAAGAAAATAAGAAAATTATATAAAATATCACCAGTATACATTAACCACTTTTTATTGGGCATCATAAGACTATCAAACATATCTCCATGAACTACAAGATATTTTTTACCATTTTTTGCCAAATAATCATAATGATTTAATATCTTTATTCTACCAATAGTAAGATCATAATTCAAAAACTTTCTAAAAACTTCATCATGATTGCCTAAAATATAATATACTTTAGTATCTCTTTTAGCAGCAGTTAGTACTCTTCTAATCACATTCATATGACTTTGAGGAAAATACCATCTTTTTTTTAATCTCCAGCCATCGATAATATCTCCTACCAAGAAAAGATTATCACAAGTATGGTTTTTCAAAAAAGAGCAAAGTGCATCCGCTTTACATCCTCGTGTGCCTAAATGTATATCACTAATTGCTATAGTTCTATAATGCGTCATGAAGATTTGTAATTCTCCGTAAATTCTTCGCCATTATGTCTAGCACGGAGTTTCGCTTCATTCAACTCCACAACTTTATATAGATCAACATCAAGAGCAATACAAGCCTGCATAACGTACCACATCACATCACCTAATTCCTTAATCATAGCATCACGGCGCTCTTCTGTCAACTCTTTATTATGAAAAATCAACTTCTTTACATGATCGTTGAATTCACCAGTCTCACCCGAAAGCCCTAAAGCGGCTGTCAAAAGATGTGGAACAAAATTTGTTTCTCTAGGAAATTTGTTCAAACCTCTACATTGTTCTTCTAAATTACTCAACCGTTCCTTCAAATTTACAATAGAGTCTTTTGTTACAGAGCTTGAAATGTTGTATACAAAGTCTTTATAATCAATATCATCTAGCATTCTTTTTCATTTTCCTTTCAGCTTGTTCAACATGAAATCTATTAGCTTTTCTTCGCGAATCAATACCGGCAAGTTTATCTACCATTTGCTGGAAGAATCTTGCTGTAAAACCATCATATCTTACTGTGTTGACTTCTCCATCTGCATTACGCACACGCGCACGAATCCATTTAGGGCGTTTTACTTTGACTGTAAATCGAGTATCACAATCAACTTCTTCTAAAAGAATGGGATCGCCAAATCCTACAATCTTAGCGCCTTGAATGAATAATGCATTGTCTGGATCGTCTGGATGCCCGATAACAAACGAATTCGTCTCTTTATCATATGCTCCAAAAGTCTTGGTAGTCTTCATACGTTCAATCAAAATTTCTTTTAAATCATTCATTTACAACATGCACCTTTATGTTTTGTGATTTCATATAATCTCGACAATGAGCAGTGCCTTTACTACCGGGAAAGGCAACTCCAGCAACTTTATCAGCGATATGAAGTGCTGCATCAACCATTATTTGATTTCGGATAGGTCCTGCGGGATTGCCATGTTTGTCCCATTGTGCTTTGAAAACGGTGCATTTGACATTATAATCTTTACACCATTTTCGGACAAGTTCATCGGCACCTTTAGCATCTCCTACGAAGACTTCAAACCAGTCTCCATAAATCTTTAAAGCATTGGTAAGAACTCTATCGACCATCTTATGTTCATCGTAGTCGCGTCCACCGGTACAAATCAAAATCATTAATTACCTTTCAATTCTTTAATACGCCCAGACAAGTACGCCTCGATAATATATAGAGTTTGTAACTCAGGAATAGCGGGACCAAACAAATCTTCCTGTGCATCAATTTTGATTCTTACATGTGTCAATTCTTCGTAAAGGGACCTAAGAAGAATAAAATCAACACTGCTAACCATCACTCACTCCTTTTTATACATTTTACTTACATCAATTTCTTTGAAAATTCTTCCACTATCTTCATCGCCATTTTTTCTTTTAGTCACAACAACCTTCTTACCTTTTTTGATAGATTGATTGACTTTGTGCATGGTCTTTTTTTCTTCTTCAGTGAAAGGAACTTTGTACGCTCTTGGTTCTGATTGATTATTCTCTAAAAGCCAATAAAAGATATAATCATCATTATGAGTAGCATACACTACAACTGGTTCATTGTCAAGAGGAATACTATCAACTGTAGGATATCCTTTGACACTTTCATAAAATACTAATGAGAAAGTAAAGAATCCTATTGTATAAATTCCGAGAAAGGTATAGAGAATTGGTCGAAGTTTGAGTGATAAAGCTAAAATTAGTGTAATGAATATAACACTTCCTATAATCATAATTATTTCCATTACAAAGCACCTGTTGTTAGTTTTTGAAAATATTCTGTATCTGTCTCGATCACTTTTCCTTTATCATCAATGATTATTCGAACGAAAGTATGTTCTTCCCCAATTTCAGTAAATAAATGAGAGCTTTTGAAAGTTTCAAAATACGGATTCAACTGTACAATTCTCAAAGATGCTCTCAACTCAGACATAGGGTTACCTGAATTTCCATAAACATGTGCATTGATAATATATTCACCAGGTCTAGTACCACGAATTGTCGCTATTTCTTCATTGATAGGAACCACTATTGATCCTACCATGTCACTCATAGAGCCTAAATCATCACGCTCTAATCGAATTCCTTGACCACTTTTTTGTTTGAAAAAGATAATTCTATCTGATGGTAATTTGATCCAAAGGTCTAAATCGACTGTCGAAGCTTCATCCCAAGTTAAAATAATTAGATATTCAGCTTTCACTTGAATATCACCTTCCGCTTCTTGTGGTTTTTTAGGTAGCATAAGAAGAATTGCTAACATGACCAAGAAGACTAGAAGGATATTGAATAGAAAGTCTGTAAATGAATTTGACTTTCTTCTACGATTTAGATAAGACATTACATACTCTTTTGTGCTCTTTCAAGATTGACTAATTGAAAGCCGAGAAGGACAGAACTTACAAGTGCAGTTACAGTAGTCCAAAGTGCAGTACCAACACCTAAAGAAATGTATGAAAGAGCTTCCGTGATACTACTAGCTAATGAAGGATCAATCGCTGCAAAAGCTGGTCCTAAAATAAGCATAAGACCTATGATAGTTCCAATCAAACCGACATTAGCCAATTCATCCCTCACAAACCATTGAACATTAGTATTCATAGGAATACCTTTCAATTTTCCAAAAGAATAATTATAAGTCTTTCTTCCAATACTTAAAGAAGTGAGTAGATAAACTAACATAATTATCCATGAAAGAAAGGTAATATCTGCGGCTAAGATAAGACCAAAGACTCCATGCGAATAAAGAATTCCTAGCCCTACTAAGTTCAAAAACATGAATCCTAGCCAACGATTGAATGGTACATTTATCACCTTATTACTCCTTTGTGACATCTTTTATATAGACTCAGATCATCACCGAAAAATTACCTTTTTTCTGGAATATTATTTTATTTTCAAATCTATCATAACTTTCTTTTTTGTGAGTAATGATAAAAATGTTACTATCTTCGAAAGATTCATCAAAGAGCCCTAAAAGACATTCAATTCCGGTTTCATCTAACGAACCATCAAAAATTTCATCCATAATGAGAAGATTTGTACTTACACTATTTCTCATTTTAGCTATTTTTCTCCAAGTTGCTAACAATGCAACATCTATACGATTTTTTTCTCCTTCTGAGAATGAGTCATAAGAGAATTCATCAAGATATCTGGATTTGATAGTTTCAGTGAAGTTTTCATCTAATTCAAATTGTACGAAAAAACCTAACTGACTTAGATAGTGGTTGATCAACTTATTCATGATAGGAACATATTGTTTGATAATTCTAGATTTGATACCACTATCTTTCAACATTTCACTGCCTAATTTGTAGACGCTGTGAAGTTGATTTAGTTCTGTCTTTCGTTTCTGAAGAACTTCATTATCATTCTTCAATTCGCTGATATTGTCTTCTGGATGAACCTGTGAGACTTCTTCAATTTCTTCACGAAGATTTTCAATGGTCTGATTATTAGAATATATCTCTTGATTTATTTTAGTCAATACTATATTCTTTGAAGAAATCTGTGAAGAAATTTCATTGAACCTTTCAATTTTATCTCTCAAATTATCTTTCTGATTTTCAAGGATTTCAAGACCCTTTCGAATTTCTTCCTGCTTAGATACCGCCTGAGAAAGCTTTTCAGTCTTCAACTCCTCACTAATATCTTGCTTACAGGTAGGGCAAGAAGAATTTTCCTGAAAAAACTTCTCTCGCTTTTTTACATTCCTCATACTGTCTAAAAGTTGATTTTCGACGCTACCGTATTTCTGCATCTTCTTATTCAGCTTTTCGACTTCTAATAGCTTTTTAGATAAAATTTCGATTTCATTAGAAAGCTTTTCGACATTTTCAGAAAGATTCTTGATATTTCCTTTTAGCTCTTCAATTCTTTCTTTTTTTCGATCAATCATTGCTTTATTATTAGCAACGAATTCTTGAAGATGTTTTTTCTGAAGTTCAATTTTTTCTTCATTCAATCTTATTTGATATTCTAGTTCTTTGATATCATCTTTATTTTGAGCAATTTTCTTTTTCAAAACATCATTCATGCGTGAAAAGATTTGAAGGTCCAAAAGGTCTTCAATGACTTCTCGACGTTGGGCCGGTGTCAATTGCATGAATGGAATAAATGTTGAAGAACCTAGAATGACAATCTGTGAAAATGATTTGTGATTCATTTTCAATACATCGCGTTCGAAATAGTCTTGATTGTCTTTCAACCGTGCTGTTTGGTCTATTAGATTTCCATTTTGATAAATTTCGAATACGTTAGGTTTCATACCTCGGCGGACGAGATATTCTTTACCAGCCGTTTCGAATTCAATTTCTACTAGTAGACCTTTTTGATTGACACTATTGATCAACTGAGGCTTTCGAATATTTCGATAAGCTTTACCATACAGAACGTATGAAAGTGCATCTAGTAAAGTAGATTTACCAGCACCATTTTCTCCCATAATAAGAGTATTTTTGTTTTTAGAAAAATCTAATTCAGTCCAAGAATTTCCTGTACTAAGTAAATTTTTCCATCGGATGGTTTTGAAAAAAATCATTCGCTATTCAGTGCTTCCTGATATAAATTGTGAAATAGATTTTTGATTTTCTTTTTAGGAGTTTTAGTTTCAATTGTAGAAATATAATCATCTAGAATATCTAGAGTGGATTTAGCTTCATCTAGTATAGCAGAATCACCATCATTGTCAACATAAAATAAATTTTCAACGATTTGCAGATTTGCAACACCAGCCTTTTCAACTTTTTCGACAAACATATCAAAAAGATAGGGATTAGTTTTATTCTTTACAACTAATTTGATATAACAATTTTCGAAAATTTCAAAATCAATATCATCTAAATCTTCTAACTTCATTTCTGAATCATCATAATCTATTTTATGAAAAATACTTGTAGTATTCTGTATAAACTCTATTTCTCTAGTGTCAGTATCGAAAACGTGAAAACCTTTAGGATCATCATAGTCACTCCAAGTCATTTCATACGGAGAGCCCAGATAGTGAATATTTCCTCTCTCGGATTTATGATGAAAATGACCTGAAAATACTTTCTCAAATTTTGCAAACGGTTCAATTGATAGTCCATGTTCACAGAAAGAACCTCTATGCATTTCAAATCCATTGAATTCAAAATGCCCCATAACAATATCAGAACGTGTGATCTTCAAACTTTCTAAACATTCATTATAGTTCTCAGAACAAATCCAAGGAACTAATAAAACTTTCAATGAATCAAATTCTAATTCAGTAGGTGTATCAATAGTCTTGACAGAATTGTTATTTCTGTATAATTCTTTAAGAGCATTTACAGAAAGTGTATTCTTGAAATACAAATCATGATTACCTAAAATACAATGAAAGTCAATCTGTCTATCCTCAATAGGTTTGATAAAGTTTTCATAAAGATTATTGGAGGTAACAAAATTGACATATTTGCGTCGATCTACTAGGTCTCCAAGATGAATGATAGTTTTGATATTGTGTTTGTCGATATATGGAAAAAATTGTGTTTCATAAAAATTTCTAAAATATTCGGCAAATATTTGATTGTCATTTCGAACACCGAAGTGGGTATCGGTTATAAGTGCTATCTTCAATAAATATCTCCTAATTTATTATTTTTTTAATCCATGTTTTCCTTCATATCTTTCAATAAAGGAGTTCATCTTCTCTAAAGTACTTTCACTCTGTGTAATAGTTTCTCCAAACTCTTCTTCGGATAAAGCATTATCTAAGTTGAACTTTTCAATTGATTTATATTTTATGTAAAGATTTTTTTCTTCCTTAGCTATTCTTCTTAAAAAAGCATAATACACTATTTGAGTGAAATAAGCAAATGGATTCGTATATTTTTCAGGATTAAAATTGTGAGCGTAAGCTATAGCGTTTTCGATACCATCTTCAATCATTTCATCGCGATAAGTGTAATTTCGAAAATTTGGGCTATTCGCTAATCGATTGGCAATCTTGTAAATCGCTAAACCAGCATAATCAGACATTTTAGGTTTTTCTGTTCCATTTTCGATAGCATGATCATATTGGTTTCGGTATCGGATCATTTCTACATAGAATTTTTTATTATCAACATAATGTTCTTTCACTTTTTCTGGATTTTTTTTCATTTTTTGCTTGACTTTCTCTTGACAGGGTGCTACATTCTATATGTAGGGTTGTTCAATGATATGTTTTATTGTCTTGTTGTTCCTCTTCATATTCTTCTTCAGTGATTTCTCCTATGTGTGTTTGATACATTGTAATCAATTGAGGATCAGGTGAACCACTGAAGATAATTTGTGAATAAGACAAGTAATATTCCGTACTTATAGAAAGACCTTCAAATACATCTGTTAGATAAACCATTTCTTCTTCTTCATTGTAATTTACAAATTGTGGTTTATGAATCAGAACGCCAGAAGTACTTGTAGCAATAACTTTACCAATAACAAAACCATTACTTGTTTTTATAATTTTATAAAAGTCATTGTGAATATTCATCATAGTTATTCTCCTATTTCAGTTTTACATTGTAAAGTTTTATTTTGAATTTTTCTGAGCTATAAATTTTGAATCTTTCCTGCATATGTTTTAATGTGTGATTGATCCATGTTTTCCACTTGAAATCGTCTGAAATATCGTATAGAGTACATTTAGTTTTAGTCTCACTAATTCTTAATCCTCTGCCAATAGATTGAAGATTTCTGATTCTACTTTTTGACGGACTAGCAAAAATTACATTATTGATAGACTTGATGGAAATACCAGTAGAGAACACACCATAACTTGCAATGATGATAGCATCTTTTTCTTGTTCTACTACTGTTCTGACTTCTTCTCTCGCGTCTACATTAGTTTTGCCGTAAACAAAAAAGACTTTACGATTGGTAGCTTCATCTTTTATAATTTCGTATAGTTTTTCTCCATGATCTTCTACACGTTGAAATAGTAATAGTGTATTACCTTTTAGTGATAATGTCAAGTTTTTTATGAAGTTATTTCGTTTTTTACTGGAAATAATGTAATTGATTTCGTCTTGATATTTCGCTTTAGCTAGAGCTTGTCGTATCTTATCAGGATATTTTAGATTGATCATTTTGATATAAAGTTCTGCTACTTTACCATCTTCCATGAGTTCTTTTGTGGTAGTTGTCTGATAGACTTTTCCGAATAATCCTTCAAGAACCATTTTATGTGCTTTAGCTCCATCTAAAGTTCCTGTGAAGCCAAATCGATATTTACAGTTAGGAGAGTTTTCAAGAATACTTGTAAGACTATTTGCTTGGAAATGATGAGCTTCATCACCAATAATTACATCAAATTGATCGAAGAATTCTTGTGGTAGTTTATATATAGATTGCCATGTAGTCACTATAGAATCTGATATGACACCATCTTTCCATTTTTTTTCATGGTCTAAACCTTCATAAGTACCTTTAGAGTATTGTTGAAAGTCTGTGTGCATTTGTTTTATAAGACCTTTGGTAGGTACAATAATAAGCTTGCGCCCTTCATAGAAACGTGTTATAAGATATATGATGTAAGATTTACCAGAACTTGTTGGAGAAAGGAAAAGAGCACGATTATTTCTTACAGCATGGCAGAAAGCGTCTACCTGATAATCGTATGGGTCCATAGGCAGGTCTAAAGACTGACAGAATTTGCCTGCTTCGAAAAGTGAGATTTCTTCTGTTTCTATTAGACTTTCATCTATCGTATATTGATAATCGTTAGTTTCGAAATAGTCTATCACATGACTTAGAAGACCTTTATAAATCGTTCTTTTATGAGCATTGAACAAGTATATTTTGCCGTCCCAAGGTGTAAACTTGTATTTAGGCATATGACGGTATCCAGGAACAAAGAAAGAGAATTCTTCCTTAAGTTCCATAGCCACGCCTTTATCTGTTTTGATTTGAATGTAAGTTTCGTTATATGGAACGATTTCAATCATGTATGAGTTAGTTTCCTATAGTCTACAGCCGCTTTGATTACCCAATTGCGATTATTGATACTTTTTAGAATTTCTGTGAGTACCTCTACGATTTCTTCTTGCGCTGCAATACGGAGATTTATGTTGATCATTTCATCGTCTGCATCAACATATATCGTAGTTTCTGAATTTAGAGGTTTATTGAGAAGTGGTTCTCGCCCGATTTCTTTTAGATCGTCGGGATTATTTAGATTTCCTCTATAGTATTCATATAGAGTTTTTGTGAGTTTCTTTTTAGTGTATTGGAGTTTTATTAGTTTTGATTTTGCTTTTGTTCTAATTTCAAGCCATTTAGCGTGAAGATTTGGAATATCTATGCTGGAGGTGTCTAGGTTGATTTCGTCAATTTTAGCATCTTTTTTCCACTCTTCCATAATATCTTCAATTTTCATATATTATACCCTCTCAATAGTATAGTTTATATATCTGAAATTTGCGGTACATTCTAGGTATTCTATATCGGATGCGGTTGTATCGAATCTTAGAGGTGTGATAGATTCAGGGAACATATTCTTGAATTTGATTCTAAGATTTGGATTATATTTGCTTGTGAGAATCATCAAGGTTGCATCTGAGTATATCGATTGGTTTCTAGAAGAAGCTTCATATAATCGTCTTTCTTCTGTAGAGGAAACGCCAGTAATGCCTACCATCCAATCGAAAAGTTCGACATAGTTAGACATATCTTCGTCTACTCTAAATGTAACATTGAATGGATCAAATGTCAACTTTTCTCCTGGAATTGGATAGTCGATAAGTGGAGTATTTTTTAGAATTGTTCCTAAAGATGCTCCAGGCAATTCCGCAGATTGAGAGAAATAAGTAACGTTTGGAAGTCGATCAAAGACTAATCTAAAACCAGTCTGACCTAACATATTTTTATTTGTTGGTGAAGTTGCCATTTTTATGCTTTCTAAATATATCTAGTGTCACTATTTATATCTAGGAGATAACATGTATTTTAAATCTTCCGTATATCGGTATGCTATTGTAGATTATGCGAAAGATATGAAAAAAAATCCTTCTAGTGTGAAATCTTATATGGCTAGAAATCCTGAATGGGCTTTAGAGACAGCCTGCACTTATTTGGATAAAAGTGCGGGATTTCCGAGCGAATATCTTGAAATGAAAAATATGTATAAAAAAAAGAGCCCGTAAAGACTCTTTTTAGTTTTCGGTGATTTATCATCACTCTTTTGATTGTAAAAAAATACTCCCAAAAGTTTTCTTCTGGGAGTATTTATTTATGCAGGATAAAACTTAATTGTTCATCTTACATTAGATTTGCAACACCTACAAGGCGATAATAGATATTCTTCTTAGCGCTAGAGACTGCACCGTCAGCGGCGGTAGTTGCAAATGGGTTTGCGACCATACCGTAACGAGTCTTGAAGGCGATCTTTGGCTGGAAGCTATTTTCGCCGATTGCGCGGAACATCTGTAGTGGTACATATGGGCAGTAGAACAAGCCAGCATCGAAGGCGTTAGAGCCTTTATATCCGACTGTTAGATACTGCTTACCAGCGGCACTAGAGAAGTATGGATCAATATAGACGCGAATGTTACCGCGAGTTACACCAGCGAAGGTGTTACCGGTATCGTCTACATTTAGAGTGTTTGAAAGTGCTGGAGTGTAATCGAGTTCGCCAGCAGCACTTAGAGCGGAAGCAACATCAGAAGAACAAATCATGATGTTACCCTTTCCGCGCCGGGTTGCTTTTGCGATAGCATTAGCTTCACGATCAATCTGGAATAGAAGACCTTTGAAGCGCTCTACTGACCAGCGACCGTTTGCATCAACGTCAAGGTCGAAAGTACCAGCAGTTGTAACGTTATCTTGGGCACCAGCAGAAGCGGTTGCGTTGATTGCACGGATTGCATGGCGGTTCATTTCTGCTAGAAGTTCAGCCGAAAGCATGTTAGCAAGTTCGGTTTCAGCGTCTAGCCCGTGAATTGCCTTTAGATCCTGTGCAAGTTCAACAGTGTATTCTGCCTTTAGTGCGCGCTCGCGAGCGGTTACACTGACCTTTTCGACTGATAGACCCATTTCCTGGAATGCGTTACCAGAGCCATCTCCAAGAGCTTCACCGAAAGCGGTTGAGAAACCTTCCTGGAAGCCGTAGCCAGCAGCAGTTGGATCACTTGAAGTATAAACACTATACTGTGAGTTTGCAGACTGGTGAGCGGTGTTACCAGCAGCGGTTGCAGAGAAGTTAGTGTTTGCTTCATTGAATAGGGCTTCTTTGCCAGACTGTGAAGTATAACGTGAACGCATAGCGAAGACAAGCCCGACAGGACCGGTCATTGGCTGTACGCCCATAACGTCATAAGTCATTAGATTTGGCATAGAGCGACGAACGAGAGAGATAAGAACTGGATCGTAAATATCTACCGCGCCATCGCCAGCGGTTGAGCTAGAAGCACCCATTGCGTTGACTGGTGCAGCTTCTAGAAGAGAGGTTAGGCTAACTCTATCGCCTAGACCACCTGTGCGTGCAGCTACTTCCTGGTTTTCAAGAAGTTGTGCGGTAATTGCGCGACGGCGTGAGTCCTTGATTTCATCTAGATCAGGATGTTCTAGGACTGGCTGCCACTTTTTGATTAGCTCTTCGACTAACATTGTTTATTTACTCCTTATTGCAGTATTACTTTTATTTATAAAAATTACTCTTTTGCGTTTGTTTTTTTGCTATTTCCCGCAAAACGAGAAATATTGCGAGTGTATGCTTCCATTGCTGGATCGATACGTGATACTTGAAGTTCTTCTTGTAGTGGTTCTTCTTCATCGATGATAGAATCTAGATCATCATCATCTGAAAAATAACTTTCCTTAAGAGTTTCTAGTTTTTCTTGATAATCTTCTTCATTGATAAAGTTTAGCTTTGTAGATAGATTGCGAAGCTTTTCTTTATCGGCTAGAGAAAGGTCTTCAGAAACTTCAGTGAAAATAGACTCTTTTTGATATGATTCAATTTCTTCTTGAAGTTTGATATTCTTTTCAATTTCTTTATCGACGGTTTCTTCTAGAGTTTCGACTTTTTGTGAAAGTTCTTCTAGAACATCTACACGATCTTCAGGAACTTCAATATAATGTTCTTCAAGAGCCTTTTTGATGGTGCCCATGAATTCTTCTGCAATTTCGGTACGGAGGCCGCCTTCGATTGCAACTCTATTTTCGTTCATCCACTCTTCAACTACATAGTCAAGATAATTATCAAGCTTTTCTTCCATACCTTCACGGAGAGATACACTTTCTTCTTCAAGAGTAGTTTCGACAGTTTCGGAAATACTTGCTAGAACTTCATTCACTGTAGTAATGATTGCAGCTTCAAAAATTGTAGCAGCCTTCTTTTTGAATTCTTCAGAGAGACTTTCATCCGATGAAAATAGTGCCTTGATATCGTCTTCAATATCAATGTCACCAGCTTCTAGTGGATTGAGTGCTTCTTTGATTTTTGAATTTCCTTGCATAACAATATTCATTTCACCGCCACTCTGGTCGGCCGGACGAGAAGTTTCTGAAGTACCAACAACTGCATCATATGCAGCCTTGATTTCTGAAGACTTCATATTATGCATCTTGCCAACCATAGCAGTGATCATACCAACCTTTGTCTTTGGTGAATTACCCTGCTTCATAGGAGTCTTTTCGCCTCCATCTTTATCAGCAGAGCGTTTTGAAGAACCTGTGGTTGCAGGATCAGGAACTTCTGATTCGTCACCCATAGAAGCTGTTTTAGCTTCTTCTAGATCAGTTTCCTGTTCTTCTAAATTTTCTTCATGCATTATTTTAGACTCCTTATAGATATCTTTACTCTTATTTATAAATTATAGAATTTTTAGATTATTGATAAAATTCTCGAAGATTTGTATTTTTTTATCTTCAAGGTTTGCTTTTGAGGTTTCATGAATTTCTTTTTTAGCGCTTTCTAGGTCTTTTTGAGACCATACACCATTTTCATAAATCCACTCCACGTTCTCCATAATACCATTTACAAAAGCGTCTGGCGCTGAAGGATCAGCAACAATATCAGCCGCAGTTGCAAGATAAAAATCTCTTTGTACTTCATTGATACCATTCTTTCTCTTCAAAGAACCCATACCTCTTGAAGAAACACCGAGTGAAGCACCTTCTTTGATTAGATTTTTTACAATATTTCCATAAGGGCTATCCATAATCTTTGCTTTACCAACAAAGTTGTTTCCATCGACTTTGATTTCTTTGATAAGATGTGACATTCTTTCTAGATTGATGGTAGGTCCCTGTGGATGCCCTAATTCGCCATATGCACGATTTTTCATAACATATTCTTTATTATAACGATTTACTTCTTTTTCTAAAACTGATTTGGGATATATTCTACCATTACGATTAGGCTTCTCCGCTTGCATGAAGATACCTTCGATATAATAGCTTTTTTCGCCTTCATCGTTTTGTTCTGTAAGGTATTGAATGTCTTCAACGACTTCTGTAATAAGTTTCATGGTAGCTTTCTTTCTTTTAATTTATTTATGTTTTATGATACTGTATGAGTCCCAGAACCATCTGTTATCTTGATAGAACCCGCAGAGCCACTAACTTGCCCTGTTACTGCACTAGGAGGCGATAAAGTAAAAGATATAGATACTGTACCAGAATAGTCTGTAGTATTTGCATAAAGCATGACCATATCCTTTACTTATTACGCGGTTACTTTTGTAAACCCGTCGGCGGGCGCATAGATCTCTTCTCTAATACGTGCCGTGCCACCAATTCTATAATTGTTTAATGTGAAGTAATAAGACTGTGTATTATCAATTGATATAGTTGAGGAAAATTGAACATTGTTTATAAACACTTTCAATTCAGAGTTAGGGCCGTCAAATCGTATTGTGATAATATCACCGTTAAACAAGCTGCCCTCCGGTTGCTTCCCGTAGTGCCTTCCCGTGACATTACTGGAAAGGTAGCTAGGGCTGCTAACCGTCCCGACATCTGCCGTTTTCAAAATTCCAAAGTTATCACGTTCATTGAATTCCTTAGCCACAACCTCAATATCAATTTCGTACTTATCCACCGCCGTTAGCGTAACTGCGGTTACTGATACACTGTGCCCCCAAGTCTCATCGCCCGAAGTTTTGCTTGCGTCTTGGTCGTTGTTGGCAAAACTATAGCCCGCGTATGCTGTTGCACTGTCCCAAGTAATGCCTTGCAAAGAGCCAGCACCACCAAGAGAAGGACTTCCAATCGGTCTAGAGTTACTTACAGCCAGTGAGACGCCAATATAGGACATATTAGTAGATGCCTACAATACTATTTGCGGTGGAAGCGGTAGAAACTCTTTTTACTCTAATAGGCAATACTGATCCTGTAGGAACGCCGACAAATGTTACAAAGGTATTAGAAGTTTCTGTGACCATAGTTACTGTAAGATCGCCACCACTACCAACATAAATAGCTCTTGTAAAATTTGCCAAGTCGGTAGTTGCATCTGGAGTAATCGCGTATGCATGATCTGCTGGATCGTTAGCGTTTACAAAAAATTTATCGAATCTGTCTGCCATTTCTTAATCCTGACTTTTTACAAATGAAAGCATTTTCGTGAAAGACTTCTTATCTTTTTTCATCTCGCTTTCCATCTTTTTTCTGTTTTCGGGGTTCAAACTTGCAATAACATCATTGACCTTTTTAGCTTGGGCTGAAGAAAGAGATACCATAGAACCATCGTTAAGTTTCATATTACCAGAAGAAATCATTTCATCGATTGTTTCAATTTCTTCCTCTTTCTCCACTTCAACATTTTCTTTCATTTTCTTACGAACATCCATATAGTTCTTTGAACCACCTTGCTTCGGTGGATTCTTTTCACCGCCCGCGTTATTACCGTCAGGTGAGGTTTGTTTTAGACTTGACTTGTATTGATTTTCAGTGTCTACTGGATGGTCCGCCATTTCATCGTCTGAAGCTTTTTTGTGCATATCGACAAATTTCTTTTGAGACTTGACACGTGGTTCAATGTCTTTGACTTCATCGTCGGAATCTGGCTCCTTGACATAATCTTTGGGATCATTCCTTTCGGCCAGTTTTCTAATTTCTTTGATATTACGCATAGATATCGTCCTTAAACATGTTGCTCGCTACAACAATTTTTTCTTGATCTAGTCTGTTATTTATTTTTTGATTTAGAATTTCAAAAACCGCAGCTTTTACTTTGGTTGATCTTCCATCCTGACTAAAAGCAATAACATCTTTGATTTTTTGTTCCATATCCATATTAAACTCCTTTGTACTTTATTTATATTTATATTTTTAAGAAAAATTATCTAGAGACTTCTTCAAAATCTAATGAAGTATAAACATCGGCACCAGCGCTATCCGAAGCCATAAGAAGTGTTAATTCAAAAGCAGTGTTTGTGAATGAATTTCTTTCTAATTGG